CGAAATGACCGAAGCCGAGGCCAAGCACCTCGTCGCTCTCGGTGTGCTTGAGAAGGTCGGCGAGGCGAAGAGCGAGCCTGCGCCACAGAACAAGGCGGAGGAAGCCCCTGCCAACAAGGCAGAGGCAGCGCCTGCCAAGAAATCCCGCAAAGGCTAAACTATGCTCACCGTCCTGACGCCCGCAACGGCTACACGACTGACGACGGTTGCGACCGTCCGCGCCCGCTATGGCATCACGGGCGGTGACGCTGCAGATGCCGTGATCGAGGGCCTCATCGACACGGCAAGCCAGATGGCGGTCGAATTCTGCGGCCGCACCTTTGGCCGTGAATTCGTGAAGCAGACCAACCTCATCTGCCGGCCTTGCTCGACCATTCTTCTCGAGCGTTCGCCCGCAACCCTTACGGAAGTGCGCGAGTCCGGTGAAGTCCTTCCTTCGGATAGCTACTATCTCGATCCTGACCGCAACGTGCTCGCGCGCCTGACCGGCGACGTGATCATATCTTGGGGCGGTCTTGTCGAGATCACCTACTCGGCAGGATGGGTTCTGCCAGGGCAGGAGGGAGCGAACCTCCCTGCCACTATCGAGCATGCCGTCTTGCTCCTGGTCGGCGGGATGTGGTCGGCCCAGCAGCGCGATCCGCTCGTTAAGAGCGAGAGCGTCGATGGCGTGAGCAGGACAGACTATTGGGTGCCAGGGGCCGGCAGCCGCCTTCCGGATCCGACCGCCGAAAGCCTCCTGCAGCCGTACCGGCGGTATTTCTGAATGACCCCTCAGCAGGCCATTGCGCAACTGGATCGCGCTATCGCCAAATACGGGCAGACCGTTGCTCTCCGCCGCGGCACGACATCGGCGCCGGTGGCGACAGCGATCGTGAAGGCGCATGTCCGCGGCTACGATCCCGAGGAGCTGATCGGCGGCATCACGCAGAAGGACAGCAAGGTCATCCTGTCACCGTCCAGCCTGAAGGCTTGGCCCGGTGGCATGCTGCAGGAAGGCGATTGGATCACCATCGACGGGCGCGTGCGCTCCATCGTGGCGGCCGTCCCGGTGAAGATGAACGACGTGCTCATGCGCATCGAGCTTCAGGTGAAGGGTTGATGGCCGTTCGCACGAGGATTACCCCGATCAACCGGAACATCGAGTTGATCATGCAGCGGACCCTCTCGCCTGAGGCGCAGAGCAGGCGGCTGGCGGCGCATGCGCGGGAGCGGCTCGCCGAGGCACAGGAGATCAACCGGCAGGCGCTCGGCCGCATCCCGCCGCATGAGACCTTCGTGGACCGCCGGCAGGGCGCTCCGCTGGAGTCGGTAAAGCCTGATGGCGTGATCGTCTTCGATTTCGAACTGCTTGACGATCTCTTCGCATGGATTGGAGAGCAGCTTGTGCTTCATGCTCCGGTTCTGACGGGAGAGTATCGCCGGTCCTTCGCCTTCTTTGTGGATGGGGTTGAGCTTGAGCCGGGACAGCCGGTGCCTCCATTCAAGGAGGCGGTTTTCCTCAATACTCAACCGTACAGCCGCAAAATCGAGCGCGGCCTTTCGGATCAGGCGCCGGACGGCGTGTTCCAGGCTGTGGCGACCCTCGCCAAGAAGCGCTTCGGCAACATGGCGAACATCCGCTTCAGCTACCGGACACCGTTGGCCTCAACCGAAGGCTCGCCCAAGCAGCGGCGTGAGACGGATCGTGAGAACCGCACGCCGGCCATCGTGATACAGGTTTAAGACATGGCGAGTGAAGCCGTCGTGAATGCCGTAGCCGCCCGCCTTGCGGCTAACTGGACCAAGGCCCCGCTGGTCGGGGTGAATCTGAACGAGAGCGCTCCGGCTGATGGATCGGCGTTCATCGCCGTGCAGTACCCGGTCGCGAACGAGGACCAGATCTCCGTTGGTTCGCCTGGCGCGAACGTGTGGCGTGAGGAGGGTGTCTTCCGTCTCGTCATCAACGTGGAGCGCGGCGACGGTGTGACCAAAGGCCTGCAATGGGCTGATGAACTGCGGGCCCTGTTCCGCGGCAAGCACTTCGACGGCGTCGAGACCTTCGCGCCTTCCCCGCCGGCCATCGATGACAGCAACGATATCGGCAACTACTTCCAACTTTCGGTCGCCGTTCCCTACCAGTTCGACCGCATCGGCTGACCATCCCTTCACTGCAGGAGACCTGACCAATGGCCTACGCTACTGGCGCCAGCCGCCGCGTCGCTTATGTCGCGGAGACCGTTTACGGGCAGACGCCCGCAACCCCTTCGTTCAATACGCTGCGCACCACGGGCGGCGGCCTGCGCACGAACAAGTCGACCGCTACCTCGCAGGAGGTCCAGGCAGACCGCAACATCCGCGACGAGATCCTGACCGGCATGGATGTGACGGGCTCTTACCCGTTCGAGTTCTCCTACGGCAGCTTCGATGACATCCTGGCGGCGGCATTCTTCAACGACTGGGCGACCGATGTCCTGAAGAACGGCACAACCCGCAAGAGTCTCACCGTCGAGGAAACTCTGACCGTCGGGGGCGTCGAGAACTACCGCCGCTTCATGGGCGTAATGGTGAACTCCATCAGCTTCGATATCGCCTCGCGGCAGATCGTGACCGGCACCATGGACCTGATGGGCGTTCGCGAAGAGCTGGACGATGCACCGGTGACCGGCGCAACCTATGCGGCCCCGGCATCCACTCCCGTCATGTCATCCTCGGCCAGCGTGGCAAACCTCGCTGTGACGGGTCTCGGCGCCAATCCGCCGACACGGACGCTGAACCTGCAGATCGCCAACAACCTCCGCAACCGGCCGCTGGTCGGCAATGTCTACTCCGACGAGCTCGGGGAGGGCATGTGTGATGTGACCGGCACGATCGAGACCTATTTCCAGTCGAACGACCTCTACCAGAAGGTTCTGGACCACGGCTCCGGCTCGATTTCCTTCACGCTCGGTCTGGCATCCGGTTCCAAGTACACCTTCCTGCTCCCGAAGGTCATCTTCGGCAATGGTGAGGTGAGAGCGGGCGGTCAGAGTGACGACGTGATCGTGAACATGCCGATCCGCGCTGTCTATGACCCGACCGAGCAGTGCAGCATTCGCATCACGAGGGCAGTGGCATGAAGTCAGTAGAGATCACCGACAACTTCGACGGCTATCCGGCATCGAAGAAGGTCAGTTTCGTGAAGGGCGAGGTTGTGGAGGTGTCGGATGCGTATGCCGACATCCTCATCAGCAAAGGCCTCGCCAAGGAAATCAGCAAGACCGGGCCCAAGGCCACGGCAAAGAAGGACGTTCAGAATGGAGCTGAATGATATCGCGATTGATGCCAATCGGTTCGAGCAGGGGGCTTGGGTCGATCATATCCCTGAGATGGGCGACCTGCGCCTGAAGGTGCGTGGCGTCGGCAATGCCGATTACCGCAAGCTGCAGGCCCGCCTCATTGATGCCTTGCCCCGCGCTAAGAGGCAGGGCGGCAAAATCGATCCGGAAGAGCTCGACCGCATCACAGCGACCTGCCTCCTCGAGACGGTTCTGCTCGACTGGGACGGCATCATGATCAACGGGAAGGCGGCTCCTTACTCGAAGGAGCAGGCAAAAGAACTCCTGCTCAATCCGAAGTGGCGTCGGTTTCGTGATGCAGTGGCCTGGGCTGCCAGCATCGTTGCCGACGAAGGCGCTCTCGGCATCGAGGAAGACGCAAAAAACTGACAGACGCCCTGCTGTGGCGGCTTTCCTGGGGGCAGAGCGGAATCTCCGAGTGGCTTCAGGAAGTGGCCGCCGAGCGGGGCGAGGAATTGGCGCAATCTGTTGCCGACCGACCCGAGGTCTCGCCGCACCTTCTCTTCGTCTGGCGCGCGTTCTGGGATCTCAACCACGACCGCCCGCTTGGCTTCGGGGCGGCTGGGCCCATCCCCTTCACCTCCGTTGACCGCTACGCAACCCGCTACGGGATTACCGATCCTGACGAGTTCGAGCGGTTCTTCTTTCTCATCCGCGACATGGACGGTACGTACATGACCGAGATGGCGAAGAGGAGGCCGAAAACCTGATTTGTGTGGAAGGGGCGCTTACAACACCCTAGCCACCTTCCTCGACTGCGATGCGGACTGCATTCTCAAACTCGTCGGCGAGCATGCCAAGACTTGAGGCGATGTCTACAGCCACTGACAAAGAGTCATCGTCACGCTGCGCTGTCATCTCGATCAGCAATTGGCCATGGCTTTCGGCTTGCGCCTTGAGTTCGGCAACGGCGACAGCCGGGTTCGACTGCTTCATACAATGCTCTACGACTAGCTTCTCAACGAACCACTCAAGTGCGGTGATACGGGCGTGATCTTGGGTGAAGGACATTGTTTCCTCTCGGTAGTTAGTGACAGGTAACGGTGTTTAGCTGACCGGCTTCCGCGCAGCATTCATTCTCTCCAAGAGCATGCAGCACCGATGCGTTTTTTTACTTCTTCTACACCTTCAAGCTGAAACTCAGCCTCGTAGGGGATCCCGCGGAAATCGTGGACGCGAAAAAACAGCCTCCCAGTATCCGGCAATGATTTGATAAATGGAACCGTCGCGGACGGGTAGAATGCAGAGGCGCCATCAGCACTGCTCTCCCATACGAGTTTAACAGCATTGTCGTTGTTTAGGCGGTAAATAACAGTTAGGTTCCCCCTGCCCCAATAGCCACTACTCTGCACAAGGAAATGGGTTTTATTCTTTTTGCAACCAATAGCCAGTGACCCAGGATCACCACGTTTGCTAGATGACGTGACGTTAATGGCAAATACTTCTATCGTATCATCAATTTTGTCTTTGCTTGTTATTACTGTCCACTTGCCGAACTTCTCTGGTAGTGCTTCGGCTTGAACTTGTGTCACGCATAAAGAACAAAACAAAAGTACGCATAGTCGGCGCATCATAGTCCCCCCTGCAGCACATGAGTTAGACCCGTGGCCGCCCAAAATACAATCGATACAGTAACAGTCCGAGGCGTGTCCGAAGGCTTGGACAAGGTTACGGCTGATCTGAATAAGGTATCTGACGCCCATGGTCGAGTCGCTCAGGCTAGCGAAGAGGCGGCAAAGGTCACCGACAGCAGCGCCAAGCGGCAGCTATCCGTCGCCAACGCTTTCGAGCGTGTAATGGCTAAGAACGACCCCATCTTTCGGGCCCAGCGGGATATGGCGCGAGATCAAGCCATTATTGATAGAGCGTTCCAGCAATCGGCGATTAGCGCGAACGAGTATGCCGCTGCTATGGATCGTGTTCGTGGCCGCTATGGCACCTTGGGAGTTGCTAACAATAACCTCCTCAGCCAGACCGGCAACCTGGCGGCGCAATTCAACGACATTGCCGTGCAATTGCAGTCAGGAACCAACCCGCTGACGATTGCAGTTCAGCAGGGTAGTCAGATAGCGCAGGTTCTCGGGGATGCGCCGGGCGGGGCACGTGGGGCTGTGAGGGCGCTGGGCGGGGCGTTTATGTCCCTCATCAGTCCCGTCAACTTGGCGACCATCGGTGTAATCGCTCTCGGCGGCATGGCTATTCAGTACTTCATGAATGCTGGCAAAGAAGCCGAAAGCCTAGACGATAAGCTCAAACGCCATGCGGAACTGATCAAAAACGTTAAGGACGCTTATGGAGAGGCGGCAAAGGGCGTTGAGGAGTATGGTCGGAAGAGTGGGCGAGTTCTTGAGTTCCAACTGAAGGGACAGATTGCCACGCTTAACGCCGAACTCCAGAGGGTTGCGCGTGAGCTTGAACGGTCTGTCAGTACGTCGGTGCCTGCATTTACAGACCCGGCGTCTGGTGTTGGCTTTGGTGGCGCTGATCTTCAAGTACGCCAGGAGTATCAAGCGTTTGCGGATGTCATAACCCGCCTCCAAGAGGAGGCGTCGCGGGGGGAGGCGAACTTCAGGGCATTCCAAGAGGCAGTAGAGGCCATTGGCCGTGCGGCCGCCGAAGCAGGGAATAACAAAGTAGAGAAATTGGCTCAGGAGTTGATCAACGCCACGGACGGCGGGCTTAGGCTTCAAGGTGCTCTGGATCAAGCACGAAGCGCGATTGACGCTATAGGCAATGCCGCTTCTGACAATGCAAAGCAGATTGCTAAATTTGATGAGGCGATGCGGAAGCTGCGCAATGTCGCTCCGATCCGTCTAACCGACCGAGAACAGGTAGACAAATACTACCAGGAGATGCTGTCGGCAGCGGACACAGATGCTGGTAGACAGGCAGCCGAGCAAGAGCGTCGAGAAGCCCTAGATCGAATTAAAAGAGACGAAGATCTGCAAGCGGCTGAGAAGAAGCGCCGTGAGGCCGAAGCGAATGCACGTCGTGGTGCAGCCTCAGAAGATGCGTTCGAAAGATCAATCACTACCGCGCAAGGCCGCACCAGGCAGATCCAGGAGGAAACCCGCCTCTACGGGCAGTACGGCGGCGAGCTGGAAGCAGCGCGCTTGCGGATCGAGCTGGAAACGGCTGCCAAGAAGCGCGGGCTCGATATCTCGGACGACATGCAGCGGGCGATTGATGCAGAGGTTGATGCTCGCCGCACAGCGGTGGATCAGTTGGAGCGGGTCCGCGAGCAACAGGAAGCCCTCAACCAGGCACAGCAATATTTCGGCGATCTCGCAACCGACGCCCTGTCGGATCTTTTCATCGAGGGAAAAAACGTCGAGGATGTGTTCAACAATGTTGCTAAATCCATCGCCAACGCCGCTCTCCAGGCAGCATTGATGGGCCAGGGGCCGCTTGCCGGCCTCCTTGGTCTCCAGGGCCAGAATGGCGCGCCCGGCGGACTGTTCGGGGCGCTGTTTAGTGGGCTGAAAGCAGCATGGCCCTTCGCAAATGGCGGCATCATGTCCGAGTACGGCTCGTTGCCGCTGAACAAATACGCCAGCGGCGGCATTGCGCGGTCGCCGCAGGTTGCCCTCTTCGGCGAAGGACGCATGCCGGAAGCCTATGTGCCGTTGCCGGATGGGCGCTCCATCCCGGTCACCATGCAGGGGATGTCAGCGCCAGCGAACAACAACCGCCCTGAGATCCACATCCATGAGGCGCCGGGGACCAAAACGACCGTGAAAGAGTCCGATGGACCGAACGGGCCACGCTGGGAAATTCAGGTTGAGCAACTCTTCGGAAGCATGATCTCTGAAGGCCGCTTCGATAAGCATCTGAAACAACGCTTCGGCGTGAGTGCGATGAGGGGCCGCTAATGCCGACTTGGCCCGCTGGTCTCCCATACCAATCTCTGCGGGATGGCTACCAGATCCCGCAGCTGGGTTCTGCTCCGGTCAAGTCCGAGATGCAATCGGGCAAGATCCGCATGCGTCGGCAGTTCACGGTCAATATCACGACCATGAACTGGTCTCGTGACTTCACGGCAGAGCAACTCGGCGCCTTTCGCTCCTTCGTCATGAACGATTTGGCGGCCGGCACGGCTGACTTCACGATGCCAATTTGGAACGCTCCCACGCAGACATATGTCAATCGGACCGTGCAGATCGAGAACGCTGTTAACGGCATCAGCGAGGGTGAGGCAGGCGTGGGCCGTACGCTCGTGACCATGGTTCTGAAAGTACAAGGGCTGGTTTAAATGCCGATCTCCGCAACGCAAGCCTGTGATCCGGGCCTAATTCACTTTCGTGCGATCCCCTTCGTCATTTGCTGCGGTGAGGCCAACCATAGTGGCTGCTCGGTCAAGAGCCTCCTCAACCAGTGTTTGTGTGAGGCTGGCGACTCGCT